GATGCACAAAGAGAGTTCAACTGATGGCTATCAACCTCCCAATCATTTCTGAGTGGAATCCCAAGGGCATAGATAAAGCGATTGCCGACTTTAAGAAACTTGAAACCAACGGTCAAAAAGCAGCGTTTGCTATTAAGAAAGCAGCGGTCCCTGCAGGGCTCGCTATCGCAGCTCTTGGCGCTGTCGCTTTTGATGCTGTCAAAGCGTTCGCCGAAGATGAAGCTGCAGCCGAAAAACTTGGGTTGACACTGCAGAACGTGACCTACGCAACCGATGACCAGATTGCGTCAGTTGAAAAGTTCATTACCAAGACTTCTATGGCCGCCGCTGTTGCCGACGATGAACTTCGCCCGGCACTCGACAAACTGGTTCGTGGCACTGGCGATGTTGCTCAAGCTCAAGATCTGCTCACTCTTGCACTCGACATAAGCGCGGGCACTGGCAAGGATCTAGGCGCAGTCTCTGACGCGCTCAGTAAGGCTTACAACGGCAACTTCACAGCCCTCAAAAAGTTAGACCCGGCACTGGCTTCGTTGATTGAGGAAGGCGCTGACGCCGACGAAGTATTCGGTCGTCTGGGTGCAACATTTAAGAATCAAGCCTCAACTGCTGCAAATACGACCTCGGGCAAGATGAAGAACTTGTCGATTCAAATGGGCGAGTTCAAGGAGTCAATCGGCGCAGCTGTCGCACCACTCGTTGAAAAACTGCTTCCAGCACTTTTGAAGTTCTCAACATGGGCCCAAGAAAACACTGGGTTGATCGTCACGCTTGGAGTTGTGGTCGGCACGTTTGCTGCAGCGATCATCGGTATCAACGCAGCTCTTGCCGTTTACAACGCAATCCAAGCCCTTACTCTTGCACTCAACACTGCACTCACCGCGTCATTCTCGGCGCTGTGGATCGCCACTGGCGTCGTAGTTATCATCGCAATCATTGCAGCACTGGTTGCACTACAAGCAAAATTCAACATTTTTGGTAAAGCCATTGACGGCCTTAAGGCTTATTTCATGGCTTGGTGGGGCGTCGTCCAGTTCGTGTTCGGTGCAGTGAAAACAGGGTTTGCTGAATTGGCGGATCTTGGCAAGGCGATCTTTGACGGTATCGGCGGAGCGTTCAAGGGTGTTATCAACGCAGTCCTTTTTGCAATGGAAAAGGGTTTGAACTTTGCTATCAAGGGACTGAATACGATCCTTGACGGCATTGACAAAGCAGCTGGACCGTGGGTGAACTTTGGAAGTATCCCAGAAGTTAAGTTGCCTCGATTAGCCGAAGGTGGAATCGTCACCAGTCCGACGATCGCCATGATTGGCGAAGGCCGTGAACCCGAAGCAGTGATCCCGTTGTCAAAACTCGGCAGCTTTGGTGTCGGTGGCGGAGCGAACATCACCGTCAATGTGAACGGTGGCGACCCCAATAGCATTGTTAGAGCACTACAACAGTATGTGCGCCAGTCAGGCCCAGTGCCTGTGAACACCAGGGCTATGTAATGGCTGTTACTAATTGGAAGTTTTATTACAACCCTGCAGGGTTTTCTAAAGGTACAGAATTTACTTCGCAAATTCTTAGTGCTTCAATGTCGTACGGTCGTACAAAATATTTAGATGATTACGGCGCAGGCACTTTAACAATTACGATAAACAACTCTTCAAATTTTATTACAAATTTTAGTTTTAATACTTTAATTTTGTTAGACACTGACAGAACAGACGCCACCTACGGCAGTGACCCAGGAAATGTTTACGCAGTTCAAGAAATAACGTTTTCTGATTATCCGGGCAATGTTGGTTTATCGACTGCGACTCTTGTTTGTGTTGATGCACTTGGTCGGGCTGGTCGTGTTCAAGCAAGCGCCTTGTCGTTGACACAACAAACCACAGGATTGCAGGCGACTCAATTCACTTCGCTTTCAGGTGGCCCGTTGCCATCAAATGTAAAAATAAGCAATCTGCAAACGCAATCAACGGCTTCAGCACAAACTTACACAGGCACAGTTTTAAACCAGTTGAACATTCTAAACGCAACTGAACGTGGCATTTTAAGAACAAACCGTGACAGCGCCGCAGCACGCATTAACTTTTATGGCAGAAAACAATTCGAAGCCACTACTCCCGTTTCGTTTGGTCGTACTTCTTCGTCAAGCGTTATTGGTTATCAACAATTTGCCCGAATCCAAAATGGATTATCTTTTATAAACACCGCAACTATTTCGCCTAATGGGTTAGCAAGCCAAACAGCAAGTAACGCCAGCTCTGTTTCAACTTATGGCGCAACTTTTTATTCGTCGTCAACTGTTGACTTCAACACGACACAGGCGCAAGGTAACGCAGAATGGATTGTTAACACTTTTTCTGATCCGACAGATTTACGCTTTGAAATAAGGTTTTCTGATCGAGCACAAAATGACACGGCTTACACATTGTTTATGATTTTGCGTGATGAAATTTTATTTAATTTGGCGTATCGTGTACCGGGTGCTGGGTCTGACACAACTGAATTAGTTGCTTTGGAGGGTTACAGTGTGAACATGACTCCCGAACAAACTGAATGGGTTTTATATTTGTCGCCAGCGACTTATTACCAGTTTTTTATTCTTGACAACACTTCTTTAGGTATTTTAAATACCAGTCGACTCGGCTGGTAAAGGAGAAAATATGACTTACCCCACTTTCAGTTCTGGTGATGTTTTAACAGCTGCGGAGATGAACGCTGTCGGTTTGTGGCTTGTCAAGACGCAGACCATTGGTAACGCAGTTTCATCAGTTGCCGTTACTGGTGCTTTTTCCAGCGATTACGACAACTACAAAATTATTATTAGTGGCGGAGCATCAAGTGCTCAATCGTTTTTGACTTTGCAATTAGGCGCTTCGACTACTGGTTACTACTACGCCAACGCTGGTGTCACTTATGCCGGCGCTGCTTTCGTTGGTGGTGCAAGTAATGTCGCAAATTTTCAAGCAGGATCAACTTTTGTTGCTAATGGCCTTCAGGCAAATATTGAACTGCAAAACCCATTTTTAGCCAAATACACATTTAGCCAATCATCAGGCATGAACACCACTTTTGCCACCCCAAGTGTGGGTTATCACGGCGTAGCAACTTCTTACACAGGGTTCACTATTGCCGTTCTTTCAGGAACAATTACAGGTGGAACAATCAAAATTTATGGCTACAGGAACTAGGACAAAGGAACTGACATGACCGAGCAAGAATATAAGGCCCTCTACCCACAAGACGCTGTTTACGTTCAAGTAGACGACACCGAACGACTTATGACCGACGAAGAATACGAAGCATGGGTAGAGCAAGGTGTCTACAACAGCAACCATCCGATGCCATGAAAACGCTCGCCGTGATCGCCGCCCTCGCCATTGCACTCATGCTGGTCATCACCAGCTGTAGCGACCGCACTCGAGACAACTGCGAAACCCAACCCACAGCCCAAAGGTGCAACCAATGAAAAAGTACACAAACTCAGAAATTAAAGCCCGACTAATACTCATCGTGGGTATTGCTTTAGCCGTAGCGTTTCTAGGTTCAACTGCAGCTTTGTTGTACGGCCTGCTGTTTGTGATTCAACCTTTGGAAGTCAGCCCTAATGACGAATCAGCTTGGGGGTTGCTATCACCAATGATGTTGTTTTTAACCGGTGCCTTATCTGGAATCCTGGCAAGTAACGGCCTAAAAGACAAAGGAGAAAAAGACGATGGCAATTAGACCCTACACCGGCAACAAAGACGCCGTACACGCCGCCAAACGTGAAGGCACCAAAGTGTTTGTTGATTACTGTTGCTACCTTTTTGGCGTCACAAACATAGGCATTTTTAACGACAGAAACATGGTTGGGACAACCCCACCAAAGAAGTCAGTACACGCCACCTGGCGAGCTGTAGACCTTAAAGGCACCCCTGAACAACGGTTAAAACTGATCGACTTCCTATTTACCCACCGTGACATTTTGTGCATAGAAGAAATCCACGACTATGCCGGTACCTACAAAAACAACCCCAAAGGTTGGGGCGCTGGCTATCGTTGCGATCGTGACGCCTGGCGTGTGTACGACAAAAACACTATTGGGTCAAAAGGCGCCCAATGGGTGCACGTCGAAGTCGCCCCACTACTGGCCGACCACCCTGATGTCGTTCACCACGCTTTCAAAACTATTATGGGTACTTGACATAGACCTACCGAATCGGTAGACATACCCCGACCTGACCCCGACTGAAGGACAACAAAATGAATGTAAAGCGTTTTCTAGGGCTAGCCCTATTCACCTACCTAATGTGTGCGGCGTTTGCGGTAGTCAACCAAAAAGACACCCCACCAAACACAACCCCAGTAGTGCCAGCCACAATCACCCTGGGCGAGTTAACCCCACAGCAGCTGCACGACAGGGCCGTAGAGCTGACAACCACAACCAGCACGACTACTTCGACACAACCCACCACAAAAGTGGCTTATGTTGACCCTGCGACAAAATGCCAGGAATGGTTGCCGGTAGCCGTATCGGTGGGCTGGCCGAATAACACCGAAACGCTAGAGAAACTCGGCAGGCTGATCTGGAAGGAGACACGCTGTTTGAACATTGGCTACCAACACCCAAAGTTCAATGGCAGTGATCACGGTTTAGTTCAGGCGAATAATATTCATAGGCGCTGGGCGGAAGAACTTTTCGCTATGCCGTTTGAAGAATCCATGTCAGACCCAACCCTAAACCTAAGATTTGGTTTCCTGCTCTACGACACAATCGCTGAGACAGGCGCATGCGGTTGGAAACCATGGAGAATGTGCTAACACATGTTCAATGTTGACCGACCCGACTGGCAACAAGACGCAGCTTGCAAAGGCATTGACACGGCCCTGTTCTTTCCCAGCAACGCCAAAGAATCTGCAGAATCACGTGCAATCATCAAACCGATATGTGAAGCCTGCCCAGTATTCGACAAGTGTTTCGCCTACGCCGTGTCATTCCCCGAAAAGGCTTTACAAGGCATTTGGGCTAACACTTCCGAAGGCGACAGGCGTCGCATGCGCTACTCAGCAACACCGATTGGTTATCGTAGAAATATCCCGACTAAATGAAAGGCCCGACATGACAGATCAACTAGCCGAAATGACTGCGGCGATAGCCAAAGCAGAAATTGCTATGAAGGCCGCCGCCTGGCAGTTAGAAAAGCAAACCGAAGATATTGCAATGCTCCGCAAAGCCCTTTTTGAATTGGCTTATGTTGCCGAAGAGCACGGTATCTATTTGTCAAATCTGACTAAGCAGACACAAGACGCCATCGTGGCTATGCGCCTAGGTGGTTTCAAATGACCTGTGAACTATGCAAAACAGAACTGACACCCTTTGACATTCGCATGCAAGACCTGTTGCAAGGTATCTGCTTGAACTGTGGCAAAGCAGGGGACTGGCTACACATGACCCCAGACGAATCACGGCGCTGTGCAGAGCTACACAAATGGGCAAACATGACCAACGCTGAACGCACGGCCTACGACAGAAACAGGGGCAACTAATGGACTTGTCAAACTATGTCGACGTACCAACACGCTTTGCAGCTGCACTTGAACGCTGGCCTGAACTACGCATAATTGAAAACCGACCCGAAATCATCACCATTGCAGACAAGACTTTCATTTCAGTAACCATGCAAGCCTGGCGAACACCTGACGACCCCGTACCGGCACAAGCAACATGCTTTGAACCTTTCCCAGGCAAAACCAGTTTCACCCGTGACTCAGAACAGATGAACGCAAGCACCAGTGCTTTAGGCCGTGTTCTAGGTCTAATGATGAGTTTTGGCCCGAAGATGGCTAGCGCCGAAGAAGTACGCAACCGTCAAGAAACCAGCGCCCCAGCAACGCTTGTCAAACAGCCTCAAAATGCGCCCAGACAGGCGCTAGGGGCAAATGCGAGCAATGCACCATCGGAAGCCCAATTGAAGTATCTACGAGGTTTAAATTATGAAGGCCCAGTGCCTGAAACTAGAGCTGACGCCACGGCTTTAATTAAAAGGCTGGCACCCTAATGGCTGTAGTAGTGACGTTGACCGACAGTCAAATGGCTGTAGCCGTAAAAGAAGCTGAACGCCGCATGGAATCAGGCCGCAATCAGACTTCACGCACATTTACAGGAATCACGCTAACGGAAGAACTCAAACAACAAATAGATGTGCTTGGCGCTGTCAGCGAACTGGCTGTGTCACTGTATTTACGCTTGCCGTGGACAGGCAAAGGCAAAATTGGCGCTAACGATGTTGACCGGTACGAAGTACGAAGCAGTCAACGACGAGAAGGCAAAGATTATTACCTGTATATCCGTGAATACGACAAAGACGCTGTGTACATCTACTGCGTAGTCGACGGGCCACAAGTAGTAATTGCAGGCTGGGCCACAGCTGCAGACGTCAGAACTAAAGGCCGTTTGCTGTATGAAGATAACCAGTGCTACGGCTTGCCACGAAAAGACCTTTACCCTATGGAAACCCTCCGATGAAAGAATCATATTTTCAGTCGCAAGTGATCATGTTGGCTAAGTTGCACGGCTGGCTAGTTATGCACACCCGTGCTGTGGAAATCCGCCCAGGGGTGTGGAAAACCCCACTTACTGGTCACGCTGGCTTCCCTGATCTAGTCTTGTGCCATGCTGATCGTGGCGTCATATTTGCCGAACTAAAAAGCAGTATTGGGACACTATCTACCAGCCAACAATTATGGTTCAGCAGGTTGTCGTCAGCTGGTATGGAAGTCCACGTGTGGCGGCCTAAAGACATAGATTTCATATCAACCCGACTAGCCAGGAGACCCGACCATGACTGAATTCATGCAACCCATTAACCCAATCCGTATTTGGACTAAAGGTAGCAACCACCGCTTTGCCCACAATGTGTTTGCTATCGCTATATCAAACTCGCATGATGTCGAATACTTAACTGTGAACGGCAACTTCATGCCAGTAACAGCAATCACCCACGCCGAAGTCCTGCTGAATGGTCAATGGACAGCAATACACACGGTAGAGATACGCCACCCAGCGACCTGATACAGTCCCAAAACAATTTCATTAGTCGCATGTGTGTGCCACGGTTGTAGGTGGTGGGCAGTAAACAGGGGAACCTGGGTAGACGCCTACGCACCGATGTAGGCGAACAGCGTTTCCAAACGGCACAAATGGCGAAGGTTGTCCACCGAAAACAAATAGACCGGCACCCTGTGGCTACTTGCCCAAATTGTGGGGGAAACAAACCACCCACCTTTCACATGTCAACCGAGGACAACCGCACAGGCGCCCTTCCTGTGTGGGCGTCAGTATCTCTTGACCTTGACCTTGACCTAACATCAGTAAAAAGGAGACCCGACCAATGCCCAGAGAACACACAACCAACGACCTGACCTATCGACGCAACAGGCAAGCCCTGCTAGCCAACAACCCACCATGCCATTGGTGCGGCCAGCAAGGAACAACAGCAAACCCCATGACAGCAGACCACCTAATAGAACATGACCGTGGCGGCACTGATGACCTAGACAACCTTGTCCCTGCATGCCGTAAATGCAACAGCAAACGTGGCGCCATATACAAAGGCAAAAGAGACGCCCAACGCATACAAAAACGCAACGAAGCCGTAAACCATTTTTTTGACACGCCGGCACTGCC